ACCGAACGAGCCTCGACCGACCAGGGGATGATGTTCACCGCTCGAATCGCATCCACCCGAGCCGGAGACGATGCGCTCGAGCTCCTCAAGATGGGAGCCCTCGACGCCGTGAGCGTCGGCGTGGAACCTGTCGATTACACGTTCGACAAGGACGGCGTCATGCGAGTCCAGTCGGCCGTGTTCCATGAGCTCTCCGTCGTCGCCGTCCCGGCATACGACGAAGCTCGAATCACATCAGTCGCCGCATCGGCACCCGATCCGGAACCCGAAGCAGACGAACCCGAACCCCAATACCCCGAGCCCGAGGAGGACTCAATGTCAGAAACCCCCGAACTCGTCGAGGCCTCGGCCCCGGCGGCCCCGATCCAGTTCGCCGAACCGAAGCGAGCTCTCAAGCTCCCGTCGCCCGGCGAATACCTCTCCGCTCTCAAGCGAGGCGGAAGCGACTTCGCACAGCTCAACGCCAACATCCAGCGCATCGCCGCCGCAACCGGCGACGTCGTCGTCTCCGATGCGGGAGGCGTGGTCCCGGTGCCGATCCTTGGCCCCGTGATCCAGGACATCGACGCCCGTCGCCCGATCGTGTCGGCGCTCGGGACACGTGGAATGCCCGACGCTGGCGCCACCTTCATCCGCCCGTATGTGAAGGTTCACAGCTCCGTCGGCGAGCAGGCCAACGAACTCGGCACGCTCTCGACCGCAGACTTCGAGGTCGACGACATCGTCGTCACCAAGAAAACCTTCGGAGGCAAGCTCGTCCTCTCCGAGCAGGTCATCGACTGGAGCTCGCCGAGCATGCTCGACCAGGCGATCTCCGACATGGCTGGCCAGTACGCCCTCGCCACCGAGAAGTACGTCGTCGACCAGATGGCCGCCGCCATCACCAACACGCAGGAAGTGATCCTCAGCTCGTACACCGACGACGAGGAATTCATCACCGACATGTACCTCGCCGCCTCGTCGATCGCCACCACCGGCAACTACCTCCCGAACGCCCTCGTCATGGCACCGAACATGTGGGCCAAGCTTGGCGCACTTGTGGACGGCCAGGGACGCCCCGTGTTCCCGCAGGCGACACCGTTCTCCGGCATCGGCACCCTCCCGGCAGGCGTGACCGGCTGGAACGGCAACCCGCTCGGCCTCAACCTCGTCGTGTCGAACCAGATCGGGACGCAGGAGATCGGCAACAAGGACGCGAACGAGTACTACTGGCTCCTCAACACCCGAGGCGTCGAGGTCTACGAGTCCTACAAGGGATTCCTCCGAGACGAGTCGGTCGGAACACTCGGCGTGACCGTCGCCGTGCGCGGCTACTTCGCCGCCCACGTCGTCGACGTCAACATGATCCGCATCCTCGGCCCCGACGCCACCTTCAGCTGATCCCCCAAGGAGTCTGGACTATGGCTACGTATTCGATCACGCATCACCAGCGTCTCGATGACGTCGCCGTAGTCCAGACCCTCGAGGACACCGACATCGGAGTCGGGAACTCGATCACGATCGCCGACGCCGGAACCGGATTCAACGGCACCGTCACCGTCATCTCAACCGAGAACTACGAATTCCTCGGAGTCACCGACGAAGGCGACCTCGAATTCGACTATGACGTCATCATCCCGAACCAAGTGATCTACGCCAACTCGGGAGACGATGTCGGCCGAGAAGCCGTCTCCCCGTATGGCAAGATCACATGGAGCCAGCAATGCTCGTGGATCGTCGTCGCCGACGTCCAGGAATGGCTCGGCATCGACTCCGCCACCGCGAACGACACAGCCTTCCTCACGACATGTGTCAACGCCTCGAACGACTGGTGTTACCGCCGTCGGAAGGCCGCAGGCTACGACGACTCCCTGACGACCGTTCCCTCGAGAGACGTGAAGCTCGGAGCGATCCTTATGGCGGCCGTCCAATACCGTGAGCGTGGCTCGGTCGACTCTTATGCCTCATTCTCCGACATGGGCGCAGGCCAACCGATCCTCAGCCTCGGCCAAGTCCATCGGCTCCTCGGAGTGAACCGTGCGCAGGTCGCCTAATGCCAGCCTCCGGAATCTTCGTCGAAGCGATCGCCGCTCTCAAGACCACGATCACCGGCCTCGGCTACAAGGTCGTCACCGACCCGAGGAACGTCCGGCCGATGACCGTCTACATCGAGCCGCCGACGTTCACATCGTTCACGTACAACGTCGGAGACCTCACATGTCGAGTGTCAGTCCTAGCGCCGCCACCCGGCAACCAGGACGCCTCCGACTACCTCATGACCGCCGTCGACGCTCTCATGAACTCGACTCTCCCCATAGCGGACGGACGACCCGGCTCCCTCGATGTAGGAGGCCAGGTTCTCCCCTGCTACGACCTCACCATCCGAATCGCCTCCCGGCGTAACTAGAAGGAGCCCCAATGGCAACCACCACCTACCTGTCCAACCCGGACGTCTCCGTCAACTCGGTCGACCTCTCCGACCAATGTACGTCGGCCGTCCTCACCGTCGGCTACGACCAGCTGGAGACGACCGCCTTCGGCTCATCCGGCCACTCGTTCGCCGCAGGCCTCGAAACCGTCGACGTCACCCTCACGCTCTTCATGAGCTACGGAGCGTCCGAGGTCGAAGGCACCCTCCAGGGACTCGTCGGCACCACCACCACGATCGTCCTCAAGCCCGCCTCGACGAGCGTCGGCGCCGATAACCCGTCGTACACGATCACCGGCGCCTACCTCCCCTCGTACACGCCGATCAACGCCTCCGTCTCCGAGCTCTCGTCGATCGACGTCACGTTCGTCGGCGGCACTTGGGCCCGAGCCACCAGCTAATCGAAGGAGTTCCGACATGAAGGTGAAAATCCGCTACGACATCGGCGAAGGCCCGATCGAAGTCGAAACCACACTCGGCACGATCGTCGCATGGGAACGCAAGTTCAAGCGCAAGGCCTCCGACCTCGCCAACGGCATCGGAATCGAGGATCTAGCCTTCATGGCGCACGAAGCCGCCAAGGCCCACAAGATCACCGTCCCCGCCGTCCTCGACGACTTCATCCGCCGACTGGAAGAGCTCGAGGTCGTCGGAGACGGCCCCGTAAACCCTACCGAGGGGACACCTACCGGAGACGACTCGCCGAACTCCTAGTCGAAACCGGATGGTGGCCCCCGAACATCGAGTTCGACGTCGAGGACTTAGTCACGGCGATCCACATCATCAACGAATCGAGGAGAGATGGCCGTCGAGGTCGAAGGAGCTAAGGAAGCGATCAAGGCGCTCCGACGCATCGACCCCGAACTCCGTCCAACTACAACGATTATCTCATCCCGTCCGGTACTCGTCGAGTGTGGACACAACGTGGACGCCAGCTCTTCCCCTTCACCGTGACCAAGGCCCGCCAAGGCGTCCGAGCCAAGCCGGACACTCGGGCCCGCTCTCGTTCTGTCATCAAGGTTGTCCAGTCGAACCCGGCGGCCGCCATCTTCGAGTTCGCTGGCTCCGCATCGAACAACAAACTCGGCCGAGCGTTCTCCAATAAGGGACGCCGACCGGCTCGAGTCATGTGGCCCGCCGCCGAAGCCAAGGTCGGCGCCGTCACCGACGAGATGCGGGAGCTCATCAAGGACGTCGAGAAGCTCGTGAGCAAGGAGCTCCGCTAATGGCCATCACCATCCCTATCCTCTCCGAATTCAATGACAAGGGGATCAGAGCCGCCGAGTCAGCCTTCGGGAAGATCGGCAACGTCGCCAAGAAAGCGGCGATCGCCGTCGGAGCGTTCGCCGGAGCTGGAGCCGTCGTCGGAGCGAAACTCATCGGCGCCGCCGAGAACGCCGCTACCGCCAACGCCCGCATCGAGCAGGTCGCCGAGTCGATGGGACTCTTCGGAGAAGGCACCGAGAACGCCGCCACCTCCGTGGACGACCTCACGAAGCGCCTCACCGATCTCGCCAATAAGACCGCCCTCCAAACTGGCATCGACCAGAACCAGATCAAGCTCACCCAAGCGAAGCTCCTCACCTTCAAGGAGCTCGCCACGACCGCCGACGAGGTCGGAGGATCGTTCGATCGTGCGACTCAAGTAGCGATCGACCTGGCGGCCGCCGGGTTCGGAGCGGCCGAATCCAACGCCGTCCAGCTCGGCAAGGCACTCAACGATCCGGTCAAGGGACTCACGGCCCTCACCCGCTCCGGGATCACATTCACGAAGCAAGAAGAAGAGCTCATCAAGACGCTCGTCGCCTCCGGTAAGCAACTCGAGGCGCAGGACATGATCCTCGAGGCGATCGAGAAGCAGGTCGGCGGGACGGCCGCCGCTACCGCTAACGGCTCCGACCGAATGAAGGTCGCCTTCTCACAACTCCAGGAACGCCTCGGCACAGCTCTCCTCCCTATCTTCGAGAAGCTCACCAACTTCGTCCTCGACAAACTCATCCCCGGAATCGAAGGATTCGTCGCCCTCTTCCGAGAAGAAGGAATCGGCGGAATCGGCCGAGTCGTCGGCGAACAAATCCCGAAGGTCATCGACAAGCTCAAGGAACTCGGCGCCGCCCTCATTGACTGGATCAAGGCGTCTCTCCCTGGCTGGCTCAAGAAACTCCAAGAGCTCGGCGAAGCCCTCGTCTCTTGGATCGGCCCTCGCATCGGCCCCGCTCTCCAGAAGCTCGGAGAATGGCTCGGCGATCTCGCCAACTGGATCATTGACACCGGCCTCCCGCTCCTCGTCGAGAAGCTCATCCAGCTCGGCAACGCTCTCGTCGAATGGATCGGCCCGCAGATCGTCCCGGCCCTTAAGGCTCTCGGAGAATGGCTCGCCAGCCTCGCCAGCTGGATTATCACCGACGCCATCCCGAAACTCGCCGCCGAAGCCCTCAAGCTCGCCGGAGCTCTCCTCTCATGGCTCGCCGAACTACTGCCGAAAGCGATCGCCGGACTCGCCACGTTCGTCCTCGAGCTCATCAAGGAACTCCCGAGCATCTTCCTCGACCTCGTGAACGCCATGCTCGACAAGGGACTCGAACTCGGCCAAAGCCTCCTCGACGGAATTGTCGACTTCGTGAAAGACATGCCCGGCAAAATCTTCGACGCCTTCGGAGTCGTATTCGACAAGATGGTCGACATCGGTAGAGAAATCGTCGCCGCCATCGTCCGAGGAATCAAAGCGTCCCCCGGCATCATCAAGGACGCCATCGGCTCACTACTTCCCGGCGGCACCTCCGGCCCTCTTGGATTCGTCCTCGGCCAATTCGCTAACGTGCCAATCCCATTCATGGCCGAAGGCGGCATCGTCACCGGCCCGACCGTCGCCATGATCGGCGAAGCAGGCCCGGAAGCGATCATCCCCCTCGACCGGCTCGGAGGAATGGGCGGAGGCGTCACAATCAACGTCGGAGGCTCCGTTATCTCCGAAGGCGACCTCATCGAAACCGTCCGCCGAGGCCTCGTCAACGCACAACGCAACGGCGCCCAACTCGTCTACTCGAACGTATGACACTCCCCGCCACCCCGACCGTCGAAATCCGGCTAGGAGCGTCCGCATCGTTCGGACCGGTATTCCAGCTCGGCGACGCCGTACACGGCCGCCTCGGCTATAACGAACTCGGCTCGTCCACCGTCGAGATCGTCGACGTGTCCTCAACCGTCCAGCGAATCTCGATCCGGCATGGCCGAGACCGCATCTTCGAGGAATCCCTACCGGGAACCGCCACCGTCCAATTCCTCGACACGACCGGCGACTGGAACCCCGGAAACCAGTCCGGCCCGTACTACGGCCAGATAAAGCCGATGCGGCAAATCCAAATCCACACGGAGTACTCCGGCACCGGCTACTACCTCTTCTCCGGCTACATCACCTCATGGGACTACACGTGGCCCGACCAGTCCAGCCCGTATGCCATCGTCACCGTCCAATGTGTCGACGGATTCCGCATCCTCCAACTCGCCAACATCGAGAACGTCACCGGAGCCGGGAACAAGGATCTACCCGGCGAACGAATCGGAATGATCCTCGACGACCTCCAATGGCCCGCCACCCAACGAGACATCTACCTCGGAGACACCGAACTCCTCAACGATCCCGGCACCGTCCGACCCGCACTCCAAGCGATCCAACTCATCGCCGCCTCCGACCTCGGCGCCTTCTTCATGGAGCACAACGGGAACGCCACCTACTACAGTCGCTCCCGACTGTCACAGCTCGCCGCCAACGATAACCCCTATGAATTCACCGACGACGGCACCGGCATCTCCTACCAAGCGATAGACATCAACTACGACGAAACCGAGCTCTACAACCAGGTCACCTTCACTCGAGACGGCGGCTCCGCCCAAACCGTCTCCGACGCCACCTCGATCGAGGAATACTTCGTCCGCTCCCTAAGCCGTTCCGGCCTCATGATGGAAACCAACTCACTTGCCCTACAGCGAGCCACGAGCGTCCTCAACTATCGCAAGGAGCCACGCCTTAGAGTCGACTCGATCACCCTCGACCTCTCGACCGATTCCAACCGAGTCGAACCCGGCCTCGCCCTCGAGATCGGCGACGCCATCATCGTCACGAAGAAGATGGCCGGAGCCACCGACCTCACCGTCCGCACCACCATCCAAGGCCACCAGCACGACATCACCCCGCAACGCTGGACGACCAAATTCTCTACCGCCTATCCTCTAAGTACCGGATTCATCCTCGGCTCAACCGAGTTCGGCGTCTTGGGGACGAACACCCTCTAGGAGCAACATGGCCACCTATCCCCTATCAGAAGCCTACGTCGACGGAGATGTCCTCTCCGCCTCCGACTACAACGCCACGAACGAAGGCGTCAACGATCTCGCCTTGGCCGTCATCAACGCCCAAACCGGCACCACCTACACGCTGGCCCTCACCGACGTCGCCAAGATCGTCACCCTGTCGAACGCCGCCGCTATCACTCTCACCGTGCCACCGGAATCATCGGTCGCCTGGCCCGCAGGCACCACGATCGTCCTCGCCGCACTCGGAGCCGGAACCGTCACCGTGACCGAAGGCTCCGGAGTAACCATCAACTCGGCTGGAGCCGCCGACGAGATCGGCGCACAATACGGCGTCGCCACACTTCTCAAGACTGGCACCGACACCTGGCTCCTCTTCGGAAATCTCGCCTGATGTTCCTCGCCGCACGTCATGGAGCCGTCGCATCGGCCGGAGGCGCTCAATTCGAGGCAACCGGCGGAACGATCACCGATGTCGGCGGCTACCGAATCCACACCTTCACCAGCTCCGGAACCTTCACCGTCGTAAGCGCACCATCTGGCTCGACTGTCGACATCCTTACAGTCGCCGGAGGCGGCGGCGGCGGCCCGCCTGGAGCAAGCGGCGAAGCGGGAGGCGGCGGAGGAGCTGGAGGCGTCAAGGAACACGCCGCCGTATCAGTCGCCGCTACCGCCTACACCGTAACCATCGGTAGCGGAGGTTCTGGCACCTACGTCCAAACCAGCGGCAACAACTCATCCGTCGGAGCTCTCGCCTCAAGCACCGGAGGAGGCTACGGCGCACGAGCAACCAACATCCAAGCGGCATCCGGAGGCTCCGGCGGAGGTGGATGGGGAGGAAAGTACACGTTCGGCGGAACTGGCTCGGCAAACTCCAACGGCGCCGCAGGCACCGCAGGACAAGGCAACTCGGGAGGCAACGGCCGATCGAGCGCCACGATCACAAGCGCCGGAGGCGGCGGAGGCGGCGGAGGCGGAGCAGGAGCCAGCGGCTCTACAGCTCCGTCCGTTAGTAACTACTTCGGCGGCAACGGAGGCGCAGGCGGCGCAGGTTCCGCTAGTAGCTATTCCGGATCAAGCGTCACCTATGGCGGCGGCGGAGGCGGAGCAGGAGCCAGCGGCCAATCCGGCAACGGTAGCGGCGGAGCAGGAGGAACCGGAGGCGGCGGCAACGGCGGACAACCAAACTCCCCATCAGCGGCCGGTAACGGCACAGTCAACACCGGAGGCGGCGGCGGCGGCGGACGCACCACCGCAGGCAACGGAGGCTCCGGAATCGTGATTATCAGGTATCTCCTCTAATGGCACACTTCGCACGCATCAACGACCAGAACATCGTCGAGGAAGTGATCGTCGTATCGAACGACGACGCTCCCGGCGACTTCCCCGACTCCGAACCGATCGGCCAAGCCTTCATCGCCTCCATCGGCCTTACCGGAACCTGGCTCCAAACCTCGTATAATTCCAACTTCCGAGGCACCTACGCCGGAATCGGCATGGAATACGACCCCGACACCGACACATTCATCGCACCGGAGGCGACAGAATGACACGTCCCTACACCGGCAACCGAGACCTCGCAACCGGCTCCCTAGCTGGCACCCGCCGATTCGTCGACTGGATTCGATTCCTCTTCCCCGGTTCCACCAACCTCGGCATCTACGCCAACCGGACCATCCGAGGCGGACAGTCCCGCTCCGTCCACGCCACCGGCCGAGCTTGCGACATCGGCGCCCCTCGAGATCAACTCGCCAAGATCATCGAAGCGATCTACACCTACCGAGACGAGCTCCATGTGGAGGAGCTCCACGACTACATTGGCGCCTGGATACCGACCGAAGGATTCGGCGCCGGGTACCGATGCGATCGCGACGCCGGAGGAATCCTCTCCGGATGGCGCATCTACACGAAGAACACGATCGGCCGAGGCGGCTCGTGGACTCACGTCGAACTAGCCCCCGACATGGCTAACGATCCGACTCTCGTCGACCAAGCGTTCACGGACATCCTTACGGCCCCGAAGGAGTCCCATGAAACTAATGATCCCGATCCTGATCCTGACCCTGACAGCGTGCCAGTCAAGAAGCCGAGCGCCCGAGTACGAAATCGAGCTACCGGCAACACCCGCAACACCTGACCACCTCTACGACATCGAGGCTCTCCGCTATGGAATCGAACAGTCCCTCACCAAAGCGACGGAAGAAGCTCTCGGCCGATGAGATCGAGGCCCGTACCCGAGCGATCCTCATTCTCACCCTTGCCGGAGTTCTCGGATTCTCCGTCATAGCGATCCTCTACGGCCTCCTCTTCGTCTATCAGCCGGAGACACAGTCTCCGAACGATGCCGCCTTCCTCAAGATTCTCGAGCCGCTCATGTTCTCGATCGGCGGAGCTCTCACCGGCCTCGCCGCTGGAGGAGCTCTTGGCAAGCGTCGAGACGATGACGAGTAATTGACACGCCGACCCCGACTCGGTAGACCCTTCCCGTCCTGCTCCGACTGGCAAGGAGAAAACCATGTCCCTCAAGCTCTTCCTAGCTATTGCTGGAATCACTTATGGCGCCATGTTCGCCTGTTCCGATTCCCCGCCTGATCCACCGGCCCCCGCCACCACAACCACGACCTCGAGCTCCACGAGCACCACAAGCTCCACAAGCTCCACGTCGACGAGCTCCACGACAACGGCGGCGCCGACACCGATCGTGTTCCCGGACACCCCGTGCCAGGAATGGGCTCCGACGGCGGTCGAGGCAGGCTGGCCCGCCGACCCGTTCGTCCTCGACAAGCTCCTGACGATCATGTGGAGGGAATCGAGGTGCCTACCGTCGGCGACATCTCGAGATGACGATCGAGGCCTCCTCCAAATTCATCCGAAGAGCTGGTGTCGACCGAACCGTTATAACGAGATCGGCTGGCTCCAAGCCCAAGGCATCATCGAGACGTGTGACGAGCTCTACGATCCGCTCACGAACCTCCGAGCCGCTCGAGCCCTCTTCGAGTACTCCGAGAATCGAGGGGACGGATGGCGCCCCTGGAACCTCACCAGGTGATGTCGTGGCGCCACGAGGCCGCCTGTCTCGGCCAACCTGTCGACCTGTTCTTCCAAGACCGAGGCCGGAACGACAAGGCACTCAAGGCGAAAGCGATCTGTCGACTCTGCCCCGTCCGAATCGACTGTCTCGACTTCGCCCTCTCATTCCCTGACAAGGAACTCCCCGGCATCTATGGCGGCACCACCGAAGGCGAACGCCGTGAAATACGGTATTCCCGCCACACCGGCTAGTTATAGTGCGGAATAACCGCAACCCTCACCGACTGGAGGAAACCAATGACCAGCAAATACCTCGACGGCTACGTCGACGTTCCCACTCGGCTCCGCATGGCGCTCGAGAAGTATCCCGACCTCCGGGTCGTTGAATGTCCGCACCAAACTGTCGAATTCGCCGGAGGCCAAATCTTCCTAGTGTTCTCGGTCGCCGTCTACCTCACACCGGACGATTCTCGGCCCGTCACCGGCTCGGCGTGGGAGCCGTTCCCCGGTAAGAGCCCATACACACGGGATTCAGAATGGATGGTCGGACACACGAGCGCGCTTGGGAGAGCCTTGGGCTATCTAGGTTTCGGGATCGACAAGGCGATCGCCTCACAGAACGAAGTCGACGCCCGACGTGAACCCACAGAACGCCCGGAGAGGCCCACAGAAGCCCCGCAGAGGCCCGCTCTCAGCTCCGCCGCCCAAGTAGACCCAACCGGCCCCACGAAGGCCCAACTCGGCAAACTTCGAGCCCTCGGCTACTCCGGCTCAACACCGAACAGCAAACTCGACGCCTCGAGACTGATCGACAAGCTTGTCGCCGACAAGGTCGCCGCCGCCACCGAGGAGGAACCCTTCTGATGATCCCTTGGGAACTCAATATCCACGACGACAACGCCGCCGTCCGAGAAGCGATCCGCCGCATGTACCGAGTAATCACCGACGACGCCTCCGACGGCTACATGAAAGCAAACCAGTCCACCGAACAGCATCTCCGCTACCACATCCAAGGAGCTCGAGGCGAGATCGCCGTCTCCCAATACCTGTTCATGCCTTGGACTGGCTCCGGCGTCGACGGCCGTGACCGGAAAGATGTCGGCGACCGGATCGAGGTTCGCACCAGCGCCCGAGCGACCGGCCTCATCGTCAAGGTGCTCGAACAGAAGAAGAACCAACCCTCGACCCCATACGTCCTTGTCCACAGCCTCGCAGGCCCGAAGATGGCCCTCATCGGCTGGACAACACTCGGAGACGCCCTCGAGGTCGGCGAATTCTATGAACAGCGAGACGTGGCCTTCTGTCGAGTCCCTAAGCAGAACCTACGACCGATGTCGGAGCTCAAGTGTCTAATCCGCTCCTAAGAATCGGCGAATCACAACTCCAAGCGGCGATCGTGGAGCTCGCGAAGCACCTCGGCTGGATGGTGTTCCATCCCATGCCAGTCCAGAACCAGGCCGGACGCTGGAGAACCGCTCTCCAAGGCGACAAGGGATTCCCCGACCTCGTCCTCGCCCACAAGACTCACGGAGTCATCTTCGTCGAGCTCAAGTCCACGATCGGCCGCCTCTCCGAATTCCAGGAGAAGTGGATCGACACTCTCAAGAAGGGAGGCGCCACCGTCTACGTGTGGCGTCCCCTCGACATCAAGGAAGCCCGCATCGTCCTCCAGGAAGGCCCACAATGAACGACCAGCACCTCGAATCCGTCCTCCGCAACGCCGACTTCGCCATGATGCGAGCCGAGCAACGCATCGCCGAGCTCCAAGTTGAGGTCGACCGTCTGACCGACGAGAACGCCAAGCTCACGAAGAAGCTCTCCAAGGCTCGGAACACGATCCGCCGCATGGAAGAGGGAGAACTATGATCGTCCGCTCCAAGCGGCCCGAGAAGCACTACACCGTCCTCGGGAACGACATCATCCGAGACACACGCCTCTCCTGGCGTGCTCGAGGAATCCTCATCTACCTCCTCTCAATGCCCGAGAACTGGAGAACGACCGCAAGCTGGCTTACCTCGAACGGCCAAGAAGGCCGAGACGCCGTCCGCCTGGCGCTCACCGAGCTTGAGACGATCGGCTACCTCAAGCGACAGAAGCACCAAGACGACCGAGGCCGATGGTCAACCGCTACCTACGTCTACGACTGTCCACAGAATCCACAAGAGTTATCCCCACCGGAGTCGGGATTCCAGGCGTCGGTAAACCAGGCGCTAATAGAAGAACCTAAGAAGAAGCAACTAACGGGTCACCCTGGCTCTAGACGTAAGTCAGTAGAACCACGAATCTGTGGATCATGCGACGGCACCGGCTGGTACCCCACCCCTACCGGCCTCGACCGATGCTCATGCCGAGGCGGAATCCAATGAACAAGAAGCAGGAATACAACTCGAAGGAATACAAGGAAGCAAGAGCCGCACTACTTCGAGACCACCCCGTCTGCCATTGGTGTCAGAAGGCCCCCGCCACCCAAGCCGACCACCTCATCGAAACCGACCGAGGAGGAACATGGAGAGACGGCCTAGTCCCCTCATGCGCACCATGTAACGCACGACGAGGAGCAACCTACGAAAACCGAGAACGAGCCCGACGCATCAAGGCCCGAGACGAAGCCGTAGGAATTCTTGGATCGACCAACACACAGAC